AGATGAATACCATCCCCACCGTTTTCCGAATTGTGCTTGTTCATCAAACTCTTCACCTGCGGATTCTCCTCCAAATAAGTCAGGGTACTCTTCATTAATTCGTTCCCTAAATGATAAAAAAAAACCGTAGCTCCTAGAACTACATCGAGTGGCGCGTGTTTCATTACTTCGCTATAAGTAATCGAGCCGTTATAATCCTCGATTTGGTATTTATCATTTACCTTCTTTGTAATCGGTCTAAATAATACCGCCATAGCTTTGTGCATTTCTTGCCAGTCGCTAATGTAGGTATCCAAATCGACGAACTCCCCTTGGGTTATATTCTCAAGGTTAGGTATAAAACCAAACTCTACGCCTCCCATTTTAAATCGAGGGATAAGCTTATGGGACACTTTAAACATCTCGTTTATTGAGGCCGTAATTTCCATTACTTGCCTGTGCTTAATGTTAGCAATGTCCCTTAAGTCTACCCCGCAAAAATATTGCACCATCTTTTGGTGCAAAAACTCTGAATCCTCGTTAGCCTCGGCAATCTTTAAGAATTTCTGGTATTGAGCCAGCTTAATCTCGCTAAGATTCGTAGGTATGAATAATTCTAGCTTCATAATGTATAAACGTTAAATGTTATTTTTTGTATCAGTACACGAAATACTTGCCTGAATTTGGGTTAGATAGTTGATGGAAGACGTTGTAACGTATTGCGTCAATGGCGTGGTTAAAGTTATCCACCACGAGTCCAGACTTCTTGTCAGAGTATATGTAGTTGTTAAGTTCTTTTCCAATGTTTGAGCTGTTAGGTTCTATTATTAATTCGTAGTCTTGCATAAGCGCTAGGCCGGCGGTAATACTACCAGGTCCTTTCTCGGTCGGTACTATATTGCATCCTTGAGATTGAAGCTCGGCTATTAGTCTAGGCTCGGCGCTATCCGCTACTATTAAACCCTTACCGCAAACGCGCTTATTTATTTGACCTATCTCGCTTGTCGTAAGCTTCGGCTTATACAAATGCTCTTTTACGTAAATCTTTCTTTTGGTTTTATCGATGGCTACCTCGACTAGGGTGGTCGGGTCTATCGAGAATCCAAAGTCTTGGCCGAATGAGGTTTGTAGATTGTCAGGATTAAAGCTACCAAAGGACCAGTTAGTAAATACAACCCCTTCGGCTTTGTCTAGCCACCCTCCTAAAATCGTGTGTTCGTATTTTCGTTTATTGTTTCGCTCTAATAGCTCGATTTGATTTAGGAATGATTCGCTAAGGTACTCTACGTTATCCTTGTAAGTGGTATGGATATAAGTGGTATCGCCTTTAGATAGGGAGTTGCCCTCTTGTACGCCTTTCTCCTCAAAGAATCGGTTATAAATAAAGTGCTCCTTGGTGGTCGGGTTAAGAATAAGGATAACTCGGTTTTGTTTTTGGCTATTACGGATAGAGAAATCTATCTTATCGAATACGTCTTCGTCTACTAGCTCCTCGGCTTCGTCTAGTACGAACGTAGTTACACCGCTTAAGGACTTGAGGTTCGCCGTTTGGGTTCCGCTAGAAGTCTTAATCCCCTTAAATAATATCTTTGAGTTGGTCCGAGTGTTAATAATCTCATCCTTGGTAATATAGAAATCGGATTCTAGCCCCGCCATTTCTATTTTTTCCACGAACTCGGGAATAATTGAGATGTGAGCCGAGACTAAAGTGTAACGAGTAAATAATATTACGTGTCCGACTTCGTACGTTAAAAGCAAAAGGAAGGAGTTTAGGGCAAACGATTTGCCCGAGCCCCTCCCTCCCGTAATTACAAAGTAGCGTGAATCGCTTTCGAATAGCGGAACGTATTTACTATTAAGTTCTATCACTTGAATTTAACGATGTCCTTTATATCAAAGTCATTAATCGTATGCACGTTGTTTTGGTCTACCACTTGCTTAGGCATACCATATTGGTATTGAAAGAATAACTTTACGGCCCAGTCTTTGTGGTCTTCTAATGCTTGAGATAGTACCGCAAAAGCTTTCGGCTCTAATGGCGTTAGCTTTTCTACTAAGGACTGCTCCTCAGCTTTGGACTTACGTCCAGCTCCCTCTCTTGCTCCTCCTCGTTTGTCTATCTTATCCATTGTTTTCGTCTTCGAATACGTTATAAACTTGTCTTAATTGCGAAATATAATCTCTCCAGCATGAAGCGCAAGACGATTGCTCTAGTCTAAAATTAAATACGCGGTAATAAATGTCGGTTAAATCCCATTGAGTTTTAGGGCTTATTGAGTTCTGAGGCTTTGCGAAAAACTCTTTTAGGTATTCGTAGTCCTCTTGCACTAAACATTGAGGCTTGCGATAAGACCAAAGCTTATTGAGTTTCTCTTTACGTTCATCACATCCGCAGTCCCAATCGAGCGCCTTAGATAGTAATTCTACGCCTTTTTTAATTCCAGTTACGGTTGTAAACGCCTCGATGGTATCGCCCAATCCTTGAGCGTTCTCGAATGTAGCTTCCTCTTGCTTAGGCTCTACGATAATTTTTCTTTTAATTGGTCTTTTTGCCATTCTATTAGTCGTTTTTGACATTTTTTAATCGTTGTATAAACACTTTTAAAACCTATATTAGTTTCCCTAGATAATTTACGGATAGAGATTTTATTATTTACCCATATCATAAATAGCTTTTTGTCATACCAGTCCCAGGTCTCTATGAATTCTAAGTACGGTTGGGCGAGCTCCTCTGCTAATTGATTGCTTTCGTCTTCAAAAAGAGAATATTCTATTTTCTTTGTAATAACTTCTTTAATGACTCTCTTGGAGTGTAGGTCCATCGTAAGGCTCCTAAGAGTGTAATAGAAATACGCTTCGTTAATTTCTTTGTTTAGCTTCATGACTTTAATGTAAGCTTCTTGGACCACGTCTTCGGCATAGTTTACCTCGCCAAACTTTTTAACCATTGAGACCCAGTGCTTATGCCTAGAAAATATGTGGTCCATTAGAGTAGGTAAATATTTTCGGCTACTAATTTCCAATAGATTTTATCGTCCGCTTTCTGGCAATACTCGCCAAACATACCGCAAATGTATAGACACAGCTCTCGAGCGAACATCTTATTTCCGGTAAAGTAATAAGCGTTATTCATTAGAGATGTCGCTCTTTCGTCTGGTTTCATCCTTTAAATTTATTAAGCTCATTGTTCAAATACCAGATGGCTTTCTCTAAGTCTTGCTTTTTATTGCCTTTCTTATCTGACCTTAAAATGTATTTGATTGAGTTGCCTAGTGAAAAGTTAAGCTCGAATGCCTCTATAATATCTATAACTTCGATGCCTTTGCCTTGGTAATGCTGAGGGTGGTTAACTAAACTAAGCTTTTCGTGAGGTTCTACGTAGTTCATTTCGTTTGAGTTTCGCAAAGTTTAATGAAAAAAAATGATTATTCAAAATTTTTAAACATTTATTTCATAGGATTTTAGCAAAATGTTTAACTGAGTATTCAAAGTTTCTCTTTTGGTATCGTCTAGTCTTGACATCTGAATCCCGATTCGGTAAAAATAAAGCATTGCCTCCGCAGCGTCTACGAATTGCTCGGTCGCTCTCATGCCTTCCTCGCTATAATCGCCTCTAGGCAAAAGTATTTCTACCACCTTATTTAGCTCGGTTAGTTGCTGGTTAGTAATCGACTTAACCCTTTGTCTATTTGCTGGATTTCCTATCCACTCGTCTTCGATAATATGGATTAATGCCTGACACATTGTAAAATAGGTAAGTGCTTTGTCTTTGTTTTCCTGTGTCATTTATATTTTTGGTTTAGATAGTTTTTAATTTCTCTCACTCTTAAAAATGCTAATCGCCTAAGTGGGTCTATGCCAAATAGGATTCTTTCTTTTTGCGTTCTAAGGCATCCGTGCAAGTCGTTAATATAAATCCCTTCCTTAAGCATAAATCGCTCGTTAGGCTTAAGTAATTGAGCGTCTATCCATTCGATAGCTTTGGTTTGGTTTTCAGTTAGCATTATAAATAAGTTTCGTTGTAATATTGTTCAGCATAAAATACATCCGAATTAGTAATTTCATCGGAATTTCTATGAACATTAATTAACGTTCTATAAGCATTACAAATCTGCTCTTTTTCCATTTCTTTGGCTTTTTCAATCAAATCTTTATTGTCGTGATAAAATGCGATTGCCTCAAATGGTGAATTATTAACTAATGCTAATTGTGATATTAGCCATTGAACTGCCGTTTGTTTCTTTTCCATATTAACTTATTAAATCTTTTAGTTTACATAAAATCCCTAGGCTCGTATTATTGTCTCCGCCTTTTACATCCTTTCTAGCCTTGCCGTCTTCTACTAATTGCTTTAGCTTTTGTTTTAGCTGGCTAGTCGATATCAAAATCGCTTGGTCTTCGGCTACTTTGTAAACGTAGAAGTCCGCTTGGCTTGTCGATATTCCGCTCGGTTTACCTCTGGACCAGTACTCGATGTACACGTTTCCGGTTTCTACCGTTCGCCTATCGCTTTTAACCTCTACTTTCTTGCCGGTTAGTATTTCGTGGAACCATGTCTCTCCATCTAACTGGCCAAACTCTAAGTCAAACTTAAAATCGTTGTTAAAATTCATAGCTTACTTATCTCAAATTCGATTCTAGGATTATCCTTATCTATAAATTTGTGCATCGTTAGCCTATGGCAAAGCCTATCGTTCTCAATTACTTTGCAATTTTGTAAGCAATCTAGGATTATC